GGGTTAGTTTTTAGAACTAGGTTCATAAGCTCTTCGACGCCAGCATCTTGTTGTGCTTCGTCTAATTCTTGAGCGATAAACCCAGCTTCTTTTTGGCCTACCTTTGCACCATCGCGCATATTCCACGTAAACTCAACTGGGTTCAATGCGTTAATAAAATCTAAGCCAATCGGTAGTTCTTTGATGTCTTTCTTGTCTCTGCGATCTGACAGAGAAGATATGCTGGTAACTTGGCAACGTAACGCGCTGATGCTGCTTGGGCCTAACGTAATTTCGTTAGATACTGTAGCAGAACTAGCTTCGGCAGCATTTCCCAAAATTATGTTGTTGCTGCCTGTAGTCGTTGTGTAGCCTGCATCTGGGCCAACAAACACATTGCTGGCACCTGTGGTAACTGAGCCTCCTGCTTCTTTGCCAAATGCAGCGTTGTTACTGGGTGTTGTAGCTCCGTCTAACGCGCCCTGACCGAATACTGTATTGCCACTACCTGTTGTTAAAGCCGTACCAGCAAAGTGTCCAAACAAAGAAGAACTTCTGCCAGCGAAAGCATCACCCGTCCCATTTAACGCATACCCCGCCCGATACCCAACAGCGGTATTTTGAAAATTGCTGTTGGTTGTATTTAGAGCTTGATAGCCGAGCGCCGTATTTTGGTTGGCCGAGCCATCATCATTAGCTAGAGCACCTGTACCAAGACCAACAGTACCACCGGATGAGTTAGTGACGCCATCAGACAAGCCATCTATATCTGAAGCACCACCAGCAGCAGCCTCCCAGCCAGCTTCACCACTAGAATCTACGGTAAGGACGTAATTGTCCGTAGCAGTGCTGTCTTTAATGATGAAGTTAAGACCCGGTACTCTAAATTTAGTTACGCTGGTATTGCCTAGTGTAATTTCATTGCTGACGGTGGCAGATGAAGCGGCGGCATCGTGACCGATAATGGTGTTATTGCCGCCTGTCGTTAAGACATCGCCAGCCTGTACACCCAAAATTGTATTGTCCACCCCAGTCGTAACTTCGTAGCCTGCTCTATAACCAACAGCGACGTTGTAATTGCCACTACTGATATCGTTACCAGCTTGACGGCCAATAGCGATGTTATCCGTGCCAGTTAGAACACCTACGCCGATTGGTGAATACCCAAGAGCGATATTATAATTACCAGTAGTTGCGTTGCCGCCTGCATTATAGCCACCAAAGAAATTGTAAGTGCCGCTGGTTAAATCATAGCCAGCAAGACGGCCAATAGCGATATTACTCTCACCAGTTAGAACGCCACTACCAATCGCTTGTCTGCCGATAGCAATCGTATTGTCCGCAGTAGTTGCGTTATATCCGGCCCGATAGCCCATAAAATTATTATAGGTGCCACTGGTTAAATCGTTACCAGCCTGACGACCAATAGCGGTGTTATCTGTCCCAGTAACAACGCCTGTTCCCATAGTTGCATAACCAATAGCTATGCTATTACTAGCAGTAGTTGCTTTTAGTGCGGATTGATACCCAATTGCAACACTTCCAGCAGCAGTAGTGTTTGCTTTGAGGGCTTCAAAACCAATAGCTACTAATTTGGTACCTGTTGTATTTGCTCTAGCTGCCGTTGCACCAATAGCAACAGAATCGTCAGCAGATGTTCCACTATAAAGTGCCTGATAACCAATAGCTACAGTGTCTTCTGCGGAAGTTTGATTGGCAGACAAAGTATCTGTACCAATAGCAACAGTTTTATCTACACTTGAACCACCACTCCAGCCACCGAGCATAGCATTAGCGCCAATTGCAACATTGTTTGCGCCGGTCACAGAGTAACCTGCAAACGAACCCATAAAGTTATTATTACCAGTCGTGGTTATATTTATTCCGGCAGATTTACCAATTATATTATTTGATGATCCCGTAGTTACAGAACTACCAGCACTCGCTCCAAAGAAAGTTGAAGCCTGCCCGCTAGTTAAAGCAGTACCAGCATTGTAACCAACGGCTGTGTTTTCGTTTGCGTTGACTCCGTTGCTTGAGTCAAGCGCGCCTGCCCCGATGCCTATTTCTTTTCCGCTGCTGTAGGTTACTGCATCAGATAAATCATCAATAGCTGAAGCACCACTACTAGCTTCAGCCCACGTTAGTCCTCCAGTATTACCCGATTGTGCAGTTAATACGTACCCGTTAGTTGGACTATTGCTAACCTTTAGATTAGCTTCGTCAATAATATTGTCAGCTACTACTGTAGCACCGTCTGCTGAAGATGTTACCTCGCCGCTGTGGTCTGGGTGGACGTAGTTGTTTGCTGATGCAGCAATACCATTTAACTTACTATGGTCAGCATCTGTGAATACATTTGAATCTGATGCTGCCTCTACTGCTGCTCTAATTTCTGCATCAGTCTGATCTGCTGTAGCTGAAGCTTCTATGCCATTTAACTTAGAGTGATCTGCGTCAGTAAATACATTAGAGTCAGATGCAGCTTCTACTGCGGCCCTAATTTCAGCGTCAGTCTGATCTGCTGTAGCTGAAGCTTCTATGCCGTTTAGCTTAGTGTGATCTGCATCAGTAAAAACATTAGAGTCTGAAGCTGCTTCTACTGATGCACGAATTGTGGCAGCAGAAAAGTCTTCAGCAGCAGAAACAATAGATACGATAGCATTACCCGTTAAAGAAAGGGCATTGTTAGAGTTAGTGCTATCGTATGCACCTCTGCTTAGTGTCGTACCACTAGACGTGTATGTACCCGTACCAATTTCCCAATTAGTACCGTCTTCAATTAGATACCTAACTGAATCACTATTTGATACACCACCATCAGCAAAAGACTGAAATCCTGATACTGCTGATCCGAGTGTTATAGTTCCCGTTCCAGTAGTGCTAGTGTTAACACGTACTCTATTAGCTAATACAGCCATTTAAAGTTTCCTACGCGATACGAATAATTGCATTAGAAGCATCTGCTGTAGGGAACTGAACCGTTAAGTTACCCGCAACAGAACTTACTGTTCCCCCAAAGTCAATAACACAAATAGCTTTGTTACTAGCAGAAGAATTATAAATAATACAACCAGCAGCAGACACAGTTACTGTAGAGAAAACCTCATCAGCAAAGTCAACAATAGCTGTAGAACCAGACAGAGAGATAGCAGCACTATCTAGGTTTTGACCACCAGCACTATAGTTAGTGCCAGATGCTTCGTCACTGTTACCAGTAACATCTGAATAGTTTGTTGTACCTGTACCATATGTACCGGACATGCCAGACTTAATTAGCGCAATCTTAAGTGTGTGTGTATCCAAATCGTGCGTAGCACCTAAAACTTCCGTTTTAAAACTATTGCACATTGCAGTAGTAATTGCCATAATTTTTTACCTTTTTAATAAGAGTTGAGGACTGGAAGTATAAACCTCCAGCCCCCATACTTAATTAGCTTACGCTAGAGTGTCACGATCAACTTCGTCTGCACCAACAACACCAATGTCGGAAACATCCATAATCATCGCAAAGACACGAATCTTACCCGTAGTTAGGGCCGTACCAGATTGCGTAGCAATAGTAACGTCAATATTGTCTGCTGCAACACATACAAGCGGTTGGAACGCAGCAGCGTTCTGAGCAAATGTGCCAGCAGCAGTGCCGCTATCGCCGTCAAAACCATCGACAAAGCAATCAGGATCAACGCCAGTCCCCAGATCAAGAGTCGTAGTACCACTAGAAGCAGCAGTTACAACCTCAATACCAGCATTCATAATAACAGAACCGGCTGGAACTGCAATTACAGGAATGACATCACTAGCAGCAAGTGCGCTGCCTTTATCCGAAAGAGCTACAGCATAATCAAGCTCATGCTGTACGAAATAGATGCCGCGACCACGAGCGTCGTTGCCACGAGCAGCCACAAGAGTATTATCTCCTAAAGCCATGATGTATCTCCCTTATACCAAGTTAATTTTGGCAGTAACGATTGCTTCAGGACGAAGAATCTTACGACCATAGAGATGCAGACCACGAACAATGTCACCAAAGCTATCAGGATCACGATAGGATTCAGTTTTATCAATCTGTTCTGCCGTAGCAACGGAAGAAGAGTGACCGCCTACAATCAAACCATAGTTACTAGCATTAGTACCACCAGTCGTGGAGGAACCCGTACCAATAGAAGGCAGGTTGTTTGAGACATACACTTTAAAACCGTGAAGGCTGTTAAGCACAAGACCATTAGTAAGCCCTGAACCACCAAAGTCAGAGTTAAACAGGCGAGAATCTTCGTCCTGCAAAATTTCCTGAACAATGGGGTCAATAACAACCCAACGACCGTTGGTGTCAACGTTCTGTTGATTCAGTTTACGTGCCATACGAGCAATAACCTGAAGTACATAAGCGTTACCGGAGCCTACAGTAGCACTATCGTTACCCGCACGAGCTTTAATGCCAATGGAGCTACCCGAAGAGCCACCGAAATCATCTGCTTCTAGTTTCATAGAAGACAGAAGTTCATCCGTACCAGCCGTAGAAACAGCAACACTACCATTAACAGTCGTGTTTACCGTATCGGCAACTGAGTGCAGAGCAGACTGCTTGTACCCACACATATAACCAAGAACGTCTTGGTCATACTGATCAGCAAGTCGGAAAGCCGCACGATCCGATGCAAGGTTTGCAAAGTTAACGTGAGAGTGGGCTTCCTCAATATCGTCTACCTTAAAAGCAAAGTAGTTCGACTTGTCAATCGTAAGAGAAAAGTCTTCGTCGTCAAGGTCTTGCGGCTGGATTACCGTACCGCGAGTGTACCCTTTAACAGAAATTTCAGGTTCTTTAATGATGCGAACCGAGTCGCCCATGTTAGAAATTTCACCGAAGTAGTCAGAGTTAGTAATTTGGTCACAGACCGCAGCCTTACGAAACGCAAGCTGCACCTGCTTAGAATAGATTACGGGGCTAAAATTACCATTAGGTAGATTTCCGTTACCCGCTGCTGATGCGAATGCCATAACATTGCTCCTTTTTTCAGCGTTCAGATGCTAACTTACAATTCTCTGTAGAGGCTAATAGGAAATAGGTGCATTAATAAAAACATTTGGCCTAACGTTTTCTTAACGGGCTATACCTTTTAGGTAATTCTATTGATAAATTGTAGCCGCTATTAGTAATTAGATATAATAAAACAGTAGGTAGGCTATTGCGGCTACTGTCATATTAGAAGTTATAGTAAGTTTTTTCTACTTGTCAACACTACTTATCGTGCTGAACCAGAAATATCGTAAATAAATGTACCCTTATTCATGGCTTCCATAATAGCTTCTTGGTTTTTAGCGTATTGATCCATGCTCATTTTTTGTACTGCTGACTCAAGAATGACGCCTTCGCTATCCTCATTAGTCGGTCGGGTACGAGTTTGCTTGCTAGAAATCATTTCGGCTGCATCGCCATTGCTCTGTTTCTTTTTAGGCCCAATATCAAAATCAGATTTATAAAGATCAATAGCTCGCGCTGCTGCCTTAGCATCGTTGTCATTATCATACAGAGCCTGCTGTACCCACTTAGGTTGCTCATCTGCCCACGTATGAAACTGATCGTCGTCTCGAATATCCTCAAAGTCTGGATGAATTTGCAACAAAAGAGTTTCAGCTTTTTGCCGTTCAGCATCGTCTTGCATTTTATTAATTTTTGTAACACGATCCTCAAGGTCTTCTGACTGCTCTCGTGCTTTTTTAGTGGCAATGGTTTCCACCATAGCTGCTACATCTGGGTACTCAGCCATCCACGTTTCAAGTTCTTCATCCGTCTTTGGTAAAACAATAGGTTTTTTACTAGTTTCTTTTAGCTGTTCTTTTAGTTCGTCAATTTGTTTTTGATGAGCTTCTTGTACCTTCTGTGTATGCCGCCGCAAATCACCATAGCGCTTTTTAAAAGTTTTTTCTTCTGCTCCAACAGGCTCTGGTTCTGATTCTTCTGTTTCTTCTACACCTTCACCTCGTTGCTCGCGGAGTAGTACTTCAAGTTCTTCTTCATCTTTTTTGTCACGGTCTACCTTTGAATAAGGCTTAGACATAAGGGGCTTACGTTCCGCTTGATTACTTACAACCATTTCTTCTGACATGTGTATTCTCTCTGTGTGGGGCCACCGTAGCCTGCTTAGCAGGGGGATGAGTAGCCAACAAATTAGTCTGTTTAAGTGCGACTGTCACTATTTTTTACGCTTAATTAATCCTCCTTTAGCTATACCTTCTGGGCCACTATCTTCACCGCCTTCTCCGTCTTGTCCTCCTTCACCTTCTGCTTCTTCCGCACTTTGTGGCCCACCGCCCATTGAAGCAGCTTCGGCAGCAGCTTGGGCTTCAGCAGCAGCAGCTTCAGCATCAGCTTGAGCATCATCATCAGGATTAGTGGGGTCAACGTCAGGAGCAGTAGTTGCATTTTGGTCAAAACCCGGATCATCAATACTTGCTAGATCGTCTTCATCCTCAACTTCATCTGTTATACCTGCTGCACCTAACTCATCAAACCCTCTAGCACGGGCTTTAACTTCTAGTGCAAAATCTCGTTGTAGTGCTTTTGCTTTTGGAATATCTGCCTTTGAAAGAGTGTTAGTAATTTGAGGATTAGCTATAATACCTCCTCCTGTAGGGTCATTAGGATTGGTGTTTACATGGCCGAAAGTGCCATAAGTCTGGACACCAACGCCTATACCTAGTGGATCATTTGCAACAGATACTAAGCCTACATTAGGATCATTTGCAATAGCGTTTACATCAAAACCTACTTGTTCTGCTATACCTACAATACTCATTAACTCAAGGTCTTTTGGGTTAGTATTATTAGCAGCAGTAGTAATTGCTTTAGCTACTACTTGATCCATCGTAGCAATCTTGTCAATATTACCTTTTCCTTTTCCAATAGGGTCAGTCAGAGATATCTGTGGCCCTATGCCAAATGGCAACCCTACGCTTAAACCTTTTGAAAATACACTTGATAGCCCACGACCTACCATACCTGCCACTCCGGGTGGCCCAAGCATATTACCAAAAGGATTTAATGCCGCAGAGATTAATCCATCCATAACACCTATTAGTGACGACGGATATTCTGAAAAATCTTTAGCTGCCTGAATGTTAGCCGCAGTAGGCGCTGAAGCTAATTCAGACATAGAGCCTATACCCTGACCAGCAGTCGGACCTGTATCTTGATCTTCTGACCCTTCTTCTTCTACTGTAGTAGGAGACTGTACGGAAGCACTAAGTTTGTTTGAAAAGTCAGTAAAGTAATCATCAAGAACTTTTTTACCGCTATCTGTAACACCACTAAAGTCTGCGCCTTTTGGTGCCAAAGCAGATAAATAATT